TGTCGTCGGTGATCAGCGCCTTTGTTTACCGCGCCGTCAAGGTAATCTCCGGCCTGGTCGATTGGTTCGATCGCCTGGACGATGGCCAGCAGCGCCTGGTGCTTGGACTGGTGGGCCTGGTTGCGGCTTGGAAGCTTCTGAACCTGGGCTTTCTGGCCACGCCCATGGGCATGATCATCACCGGGCTCCTGGGGATCATCGCCCTGGTGGACGACTACCTGACCTTCATGGAGGGCGGGGAAAGCTATTTCGACTGGTCTCCCTGGGCTGCGACCATTGACCAGGTCGTTCAAATTTTGAAGCCGCTGGCGGGCCTGCTGCTCGAACTCGGCAAGGGAGCCATTGCGGCCATCGCTTCAGCCCTTGAGACGATGCGCGAGACCTTGGGGCGCGTGATCCGGTCCGTCCAGCTTCTGGCGGACATCCTGATCGCCCTGTTCCACGGCGACCTGACGGCGGCCATAGAGGCCGGAAAAGCGCTCTTCTTGAACCTGGCTGACACGGCCCTTGGCGCGTTCCAAGGTTTGGCTGGTGCGGTTCTCGCCATCTTTGAAGGCATGTGGTCCGGAGTCGAACAGAACTTCCCCGACTTCGCCGGGTGGGCAAGCGCTGCTGCGCAGTCCATCACGGGCATCTTGGGGCAGGCTGTCGACTGGGTGCGAAGCAAGATCGCGGGGCTCATGGAGTGGATGCCCGACTGGGTCAAGGACAAGGCCGGCCTTTCGGCCATGGCCGAAGCGTCCCTTTCGGTGCAGGCCACCAGCGCCCCGGCCCTTGCCCCGGCCCCGTCCCAGGCGGCGGCCATGGAGGGGGCAGCGGCCCGGAACATGGAACTGCACGCCAAGACGGATATTCACATTACGACCTCTGACCCGGTTGTGGCCGGAGAACGCGCGGCGGCAAAGCAGGGCCAGGTCAACGCCGACATGGTGCGCCACATGAGAGGAGCGGCAAGATGAGCATGTCGCAGAGCCAGGAGCCCGTTCTGATCCGCCCCCGCCGATCCCTGGGGGAGCTGTTCCCCGATGTGGTCGTCGAGGAATCCCACGAGGACAGCCTACAGATCACGGAGCACCCGGTGGAACAGGGTGCAAGCATCAATGACCACGCGTTCCGGATGGCCGAAAAGGTGACGATCCGGGGCGGCGTCTCCGATGCTCGGGAGTCCGACAGCGGCGGCCGTCCAAGCGTCGAGTTTTACGAACAGCTCCTGGAGTTGCAGCGCAGCCGCGAGCCCTTCGATATCATCACCGGCAAGCGGGCGTACAAGAACATGCTCCTGGAGCGTCTGAGCGTGATCACGGACACTGATTCCGAGGCGGTTCTGGCGTTCGTGGCTGAGTGCCGGGAAGTGATCATCGTCAAGACAAGGGTGGCCACTGTCCCGAGGAGCCGCCAGCGCTCTGCCTCCAAGACGGGGGGCACTGAGGACAAGGGCCAGAAGCAGCCCCAGAAGCGGCAAAGTATGCTCAAGGGAGGGCTGGGTTGATGGCAAGATCCTACTACACGATCCCTTTGGCTCCGGAGCCGCAAAGCTTCGGCATCACGCTGGCCGGGACGGAATACCGCCTGCGGGTGCGGTGGTTCGAGGCGGAGGAAGGCGGCTGGCACCTGGATATTTTGAGCCAAGACGGGGCCTCTGCCATTCTGGCCGGGGTCCCTCTTACGACCGGCTGTAACCTGCTCGAACAGCACGCCTATTTGGGACTTGGCGGCGAACTCTGGGTGGATTCATCGCTCCCGCCTACGCTTGAAAACCTTGGCGACGGCGCGGACCTGGTCTTTGTTGTGGAGGAAGCGTGACTGAACAGAAGGCCCCGGAAGCTGGCCGCCAGTGGCTGCGTGAATGCTCCCTGGTTGTTGCCGGGAGTAATGGGCAAGGCCTTGAACTTGGCGAGTTGCGCGTGGTTTTTAAGGTGTCGAAGGGGGCTGTCGAGACCCCGAACAGCGCAGAGATCCGCGTCTACAATCCGTCCGAGGCCACGGCCAACTCCATCCGCAGAGAGTTTTCCCAAGTGGTGCTTCAAGCCGGGTACCAGGGCGGCTTCAGCATCATCTTTTCCGGAAACATCAGGCAGGTCCGCCGGGGCCGCGAAAACGGCACGGACACCTGGCTTGAAATCATCGCGGCGGACGGGGACTGGGCTTACAACTACGCCGTGGTCAATACCACTTTGGCGGCCGGGAGCACGCCGGCAGATCGTATGAAAGTCTGCCAGGGCGCATTCTCCGAGAAAGGCGTCCAGGAAGGTCACATGACAGACCCAGGGGGCAACGGGTTGCCGCGCGGGAAGGTCATGTACGGGATGGCCCGTAAACACATGAGGGATGCCGCCGGTGACTCCGGCTGCGAATGGTCCTTCCAGGACGGCAAGGTGCAGGTTGTGAAGGCGTCCGGATATCTCCCCGGAGAGGCCGTAGTCTTGACGCACGAGACCGGCCTGATCGGGACACCTGAGCAGACCAACGAGGGAATCAAAGTCCGCTGCCTGCTCAACCCTTCGCTGCGCATCGGCGGACGGATCAAGCTCGACAACAAGAGCGTGCAGCAGGTCAAGACTGACCTGAAGATGCGCGCCCTTTATCCGCCGCGCCTGGATCATGACGGACTGTACCGGATCCTGCGCTTGGACTTTGTCGGGGATACGCGCGGAAACGATTGGTACGCCGACGCCCTGTGTATCGGCCTGGATGACACCTCTTACCTCCCCTTGGATATGGTGCGCTGATGGACCGCAGAGAACGAATCGAAGATCCGGTTGAAGGCCTGAGGGCCGCCCTTGATGGCAAGCAGGCAGAAATGTGGACGGCGCTGCCCGGGCTGGTGGAGTCGTTCGACCCCCAGGCCATGACTGTGGCCGTGCAGCCAGCTATCCAGGGCATGCAGGAAAACGAGGCTGGCAAAGCCTTGGCTGTCAATCTCCCGCTCTTGGTCGATGTCCCGGTGGTGTTTCCTTCCGGGGGCGGGTTCACGCTGACACACCCGATCAAGCCCGGGGACGCCTGCCTGGTCGTCTTCGCGAGTCGGTGCATTGACGGGTGGTGGCAAAGCGGCGGCGTCGCTCAGGGTCCGGACAACCGCATGCACGATCTTTCTGATGGATTCGCCCTGGTCGGCCCTAGGGCCAGGGCCAAGACTCTTTCCCCCGCCGTGGACACGCAGCGCGTTCAGCTGCGGACCGACGACGGCCAGGCGCACGTCACTATGTCCCCAGACTACACTATCCTTGCCCAGAACCCGGCCGCGAAGGTCGAGCTCTCCCCCGGCGGCGACGTGACCATGGAGGCGTCCACAAGCATCAATTTGACGGCTCCCGTGGTCAACATTCAGGCGAATAGCCTGTCCATGTCCGGGCTTGGTGGCGGGGATTCACAGGCGAGCTTTACGGGCAGCATTTCGAGCACCGGCGACCAGGTGGCCGGCGGGATCAGCCAGATGGGACACCGACACGGCGACACGCAGCCGGGCAGTGGAACGACGGGGGTGCCGCAATGATGTATCGCCGCCTCGACGACAAGGGGGACATGATCATGGGGCATGGAGATGCCGACTACCTGCGGGACACTCCCTTGGCGGTGGCTCAGGCCGTCGTGACCCGCCTGCGCTTGCTTCGCGGGGAATGGTTCCTCGATTTGGCTGAGGGAACCCCTTATGCCCCGGCCGTCCTTGGGAAGCACACCAAGGAGAGCTATGACATCGTGATCCGGGAGCGGGTTCGTGAAACCGAAGGCGTGGCCGCCATCACGAGCTACGAGAGCTTTCTTGATGGCGAAACGCGGCGCCTGACCGTCAACCTGACCATTGATACCGTTTACGGCCCGACAACCGTTCAGGAGGTGATGTAGTGGCAACCGCATATATCAACGAGCATGGCGTCCACATCCCGGACTACTCCGAGATCCTGGAGGATCTGAAAGAGGAGTTCCGGGGAATTTTTGGCCCGGACGTCTACCTGGAGCCGGACTCCCAGGAGGGCCAGCTTTTGTCCATCTTCGCCCTGCGGATCCATGACTGCCACACCTTGGCGGCCAGCGTGTACAACGCGTTTTCGCCCCAAACTGCCCAGGGTGCCGGGTTGTCTAGCGTGGTGAAAGTGAATGGCCTGCGTCGTCGTGGCGCATCCCATAGCCAGGTGGACTTGAGGGTGATCGGTCGACCGGGAACAGCCGTCACCGGCGGCGTTGCCACGGACTCGGCAGACCAGCGCTGGCTTCTGCCAGACCTGACCATTCCCGTCGGTGGAGAAATCACCGTCACGGCTCTGGCCGAGGATCCGGGAGAGATCCGGGCCGCCGCCGGAGAGATCACGAATATCGCGACCCCGGTCTATGGCTGGCAGGCGGTGACGAATGCAGAAGCGGCTGTGCCCGGGGCTGCCGTAGAGACGGACGCGGACCTTAGGGGGCGGCAGCGCATCAGCACCGCCATTCCGTCTCAGACAGTTTTTGATGGGATTGTGGGCGGCGTCTCTTCAGTCTCTGGTGTGACCAGGTGCCGGGGCTATGAAAACGACTCTTCGGTGGAGGATGGCAATGGCCTCCCGCCCCATAGTGTCTCCCTGGTTGTCGAAGGCGGGGACGCGCAGGCTGTCGCAACGGCCATAGCCCTGAAGAAGACACCTGGCTGCGGGACGCATGGCGATGTTGAGGTGGGTCTCAGGGATGTTTACGGATCCGCAAGCGTAATCAAGTTTTTCCGACCGACGTCGATCGCCGTGGGCGTTCGCGTGTCTATCCGCCCCCTTTCCGGCTATGTCTCGGCTACTGGCGAGACGATCCGTAAAAACCTGTCTGCCCACATCAGCTTCCTCGAAATCGGCGAAGATGTGATGCTGTCCAAGCTGTACACCCCGATCAACGCAGCTGAGCCTGTGCCTGGCCGGAGATCTTTCGATGTGCTCTCTCTGCAGATCGGAGCCAGTGAAATCCTCTCGGCTGAAAACCTATCCATCGCATTCAACGCGGCCGCGTCTTGCGCCCTTGATGACGTCGAACTGGAGGTGGTGAGTGCCTGAGCGATATCTTAACCTGATCACTTCGCAGCATCGCCAGCGCCCGCGCTTTGCTGCTGCCGTGGAGACCCTGGTCAAGCCGCTTTGCGACTTGGAAGCCTTGCTGCAGGACATGCGCCATGCCTTTGATGTGGACACAGCTGTCGGCGTGCAGCTCGACGCGGTAGGCGTGCGTGTTGGGCGGTCTCGTGACCTTCGTGCTCCGATCGATGATATTTATTTTAGCTGGAACGTGGATGGCCTTGGATGGGGGCAAGGGATCTGGAGAGGGCGGTACGATCCAGAAACGGGCGTCGTCAGTCTCCCGGACGATGTTTACAGGACCCTGCTCAAGGCCAAGATCGCGGCGAACTCGTGGGATGGCACCATTCCATCCGCTTACGAGATTTGGGCTGCGGCGTTTTCGGTGGAAGGATCTGTGGTTTTTATCGAAGATTCAGGGGACATGAGTATGATCGTCGGCATTTCCGCCATGCCCATGAGCGCGATTATGCAGCAGCTGCTTCTGCAGCAGTACATTCCCCTTAAGCCTGCCGGTGTGGAAGTAAAATTTTTTGCGGTCGCCGTCTCCCCGGGGCCGCTCTTTGCCTGGAATTGCGAGTCCGAGGCGCTTGCCGGGTGGGGCTCGGGATCGTGGGCTAAAAAACTCATACCAATAGAAGGAGGCGATTATGCCACTTAACGAAGGCGCCGTGAGCGAGATCCTGCCGTTCGCTCCGGAGGCGACAGAGGCAGCTGGAGAGCTGGAGCCGTTGGCGAGTTACGCCGCCCACACGCTCCGGCTTCGTGGGCACCAGCCTGGCCTTGCCAGACTGGAGATCCAGAACAGGGCCAATAGGCAGGCCTCCCACATTGCGGCTGGCGTGGCCCAATTTATCGCGAATAGGCACGTGCCTGGAGTGCGGGATGATGGAGACCTGGACAAAATTGAGACAGGGATGGAGACGGTCATCTGGGATATGATCATGGCCGCCGTTTCTGGTATCGACACGGGCATTCCCGTGTATGTGTCAGGAGCGGCCCTGCCAGCTGAAAATATTGGTCCGCTTTGGCATGCGGATTACGCGTCATTGATGACTTGGCAGGTGTTTAACGCGAATGGCGCAAACTATTCCGGGTATGCGTCTGTGTTGGTCGGGTCGCTTTTGCTGGATACTCAGCCGACGCCGCGAACAGGGTACGTTAAGTCTGGTACTGCTAATCTGGATCGGGCTGCGTATGCACCTCTTCGGCACTGGGCCATCCATCACGGCCGCAAGGTTGATGTTGGCGCGTGGGAAGCAGGTGAAATCTTGGTGGCTGACAATGCGGATGGGACCACGTTTAGGGTTTTTGATGTTCGTGGAGAGTTTTTTCGAGCGTGGGATGATGGGCGCGGGATTGTAAACCAGGGATTTGGTGAATGGGTAGCGGATGCACTACAAGGCCATTTTCACGAATCAGGGTGTGGTGGTTCTGGAACATTGTACACACCACAATCCTCTTCTAGTCCTCTTTATAAAAAAGGTTTTACTTTAAATAACTTTCCTGAATTTGTTCAACAACCAAAAACTGACGGTACAAATGGCGACCCTCGTATAGCCAATGAAACTCGTTCGCGCGGGCCAGCATTGCTTGCTGTTATCAAAATTTAAGAGGTAATCATGCAGATTCATATTTTTGATCCAGTTACTAACCTGTATGTTTGTTCTCGCTCTGCCGATCCCGACCCTCTGCGACCAGGTCACTTTTTGTGGCCTTTCAATTCGGCCCAAATTGCCCCCCCCGATATTGCGGATGGGCAGCGCGTTGTTTGGGATGGCAGTTCCTGGAGTGTCGAGGACATCCCAACCTCTTTGGACCCGAGCCATGTACCGGAGCCAACCGAGATGGAGATTCTAGCTAACCTTACCTGGGCTGTACAAAATCATCTCGACAAGAAGGCGCTGGAACGCAGATATGATGGCATCCTCTCTCTATGTACCTATGCCACATCCACTGACCTAAAGTTCGCTGCCGAGGGGCAGGCTGGGGTAATTTGGCGCGATGGCGTTTGGTCTAAGTGCTATTCTATCATGGCAGACGTCCAAGCTGGTAAGAGAACAATCCCGACCGAGGAGGAATTATTGGCTGAACTGCCGACATTCACATGGCCGGATGAAACAAGTCAGTAGAGTAAAAAAAAACGGGCGGGATTCAGCGCGAATTAAGCGTGGTTCCGCCTGTTTTTTTCCGCAAAAAGGCCGCATATAAAAATTCAAAACTAAGCGTCACTTGGCCCAAAACTAAGCGGCGCGTTACAG